CTCAACTATAGAGAAATTGTGGACGCCATATTTACGCATTGCGGCATGGAGCGCATAGGCAGACCCGATTTTAGATTGTGTTTTATGTTGCGAAAATCGGAGTGATACAGATTTCTCAGTCTTGCCAATATAGGCTTTCCCGTTGAGAAGGTTACGAATTAGGTAGATGTAACCTTTCGTGGGCATGGCCTATTCCCTCTCGTTCGCTGAATCTACGGCGCAAATCTCAAGAAGATTATGGGCATCCTCCTCGCCGTAGATCGTTTGCAATTCATGTAGCGTCGCCAATCTCCGCCCAACTATGACCCCGATGATCTTGGGGACATTCGCGTACCCGGCTTGTGCTTTAGCGCCCCCAGCGTGGTGCCGAGCGATTCCGAGAGGCCGGCGGCAAGAGAAAAATCCAGGTGAAGTTTCAGGACCTCCCACTTGAGTGTGAGCAGTGTTTTTACTTCCTCGACTTGACTCTCAAAAAGCGGATATCCTACCTTGACCTGCGGCTTCTGGAGATTCGGAACAAACTCAACGCACTCCATCAATTCGGCGAGTAGCGGCCTGATTGCAGTAGAGGAAATGGCGAACAGTTTCTTGAGACCGATTTCTGCAAGCGCCGCCATGCCCAACTCTAAAGCTCCGTCGGGAATCTCCACGTTAGCCGCTCCAAGAGCAAGCATCACACGGATTGCCCAATCCTCAGCTTTCGTCGCTGGCATTTCAGTGAGCAGAAAAGATTTTCCCTTGTCTCTGCCCTCCGAGTCTACCGTGTACGTCGATGTTTTGCGCATGATCTCCTTACCTCACTTACACGATGGACGGGATAATAGAACCCCAATTGATAGAGAACTCGCGGGGGGTGAGTACCTTCCCGGCTGACGGAACAGCGTTGTAATCCTCCAGTGTTCCCTTATTGCAAACGTAGGCTTCGCCGGTTGCGGGCAACAGAATGACGGCGCTTAGATACAGCACGTCACGCATTGCAAGCTGGGCGGCATAGATAGCCTCGAAGTATTTCACGCTGGGGGAGTCGGCTTGAAAGGATATGGTCTGCTTGATGGCGTTGAATACCAAGCCCGCCGTCTTGCGCCCATCCACGCCAATCTGCGTCTCGGTGACGACAACAGCGGCGGTATCCCATGCCTTGTCAGCCGAGTATCCCTGCAACTGCACAGGCGTAGGCAACAGGCCCGCCACGGTGATAGTGAATACCGAATTTGCGGAAGTGATTGTACTCGCTCCGCCTGTCAGAACATTTAGGAATCCGCCCATACTTCACCCCTTGAAAACAGATTTACAAAATATCCACACTCGACATGCTGAAAGTTTGCACACTCCCACCATCCGTGTAATAGAGCGAAATTATCGGAGTTTGCCTTGCGTTCCTCGCAGCCGCCCCCGGATCGAGAATCTGCAAGTAGTAGCCGTTGGACTGAATCGTTCCAGCCACGCTTGCACCGGCGGCGTTGTTGACCTCAGCCGCCTGCGCCGAAGAAAGACTCACGCCCGTCTGAATGACGCCATTGTTGAGCGCGTTATTGATTGGGCCGTCATACGTCACATTGCCGTTCGCGGTTGCTTGCCCCACCAGCGATGCGCGAATAAGTCCATATCCGGTCGGGTCATAGGGAATGTCATTGACTGTCGTGTACAGGTTGAGCAGAGCAAGCTGAAGCTGTGCGCTCAACCAGATTTGATCGATGTACTGGTCAGCCCACGGGAAGCTCCCCGGCATATTGCCATTCGAGAAGAACGTAAAACCCGCGTTGCGTGATGCAAATGCCCCGTAGCAACTGTAACCATTCGCCAACAGGTTCTGATAGGTCTGGAGATTTGCGCACGCCGGGAGAACAGCAGCAGACTGCGCAGACTTTCCAGCCAGTGTGATGCGCCCATTGGTCTGCGAGAAATTGATGGACGCAATCATGCCCTGTACGAAGGCCGCAACATTAAGCACCAGAGGGGCAAGCGAACCAATCGCAGGGTCGCCGCCGATGCACATCACTCCATTGACGTGATTTGCTATGGCCCAAACACCAAACGGTTCAGTGGCACCTTGGACGCTGGCCTGAACGTCAGAATCCCAGCACTCCCATAGAACCTCATCATCCTGATCGCTGAACCATGCAGCGAACAGTTTCTTGTCAGCAAGGTCCGGCTCAAATAAAGTCACCATCGTAGCCCAGTTCTGCGAAAGTCCCCACACCCTTGTCATGGCAACGGATGGAGTATCAACATTGGCACCCTGCGAAAGAACCGCGCCCGCTGCTGCTGTGGTCAGAAGATCGTCGGCAATCGTTCCGGTCCCGAAAGTGATTGTAGAAAGCAGCCCAGTGGATTTGCTGGTGAAAACGAACTGGCTTGACACTGAACTCCAGGATACCGCGAAATTCGGCGTAGTGAAAGCCGCTTGTATTGCCGCCGCCATCAGACTTTGACTTGCCACACCCGTTAAGCTAATCGAGGCCGATGTAATCGCTGTACCGTTTACGGTCAAGGTAAGTACACCCGTGATAGCCTGCATTTCGGCAAGACTGTAGTGAGCGAAGCTACCCGATGTCAATGTTGCAGCACGAGCCGAGGCCCCGTTATAGGAAGCGAACAGAAGCGCCGATGGAAGCTGCGTCCCATTCACCATGCCCGCGAAATAGATAGACGCATAGGCATACTCTGCCGATGACGGTCCAAAGAAGTCAGAGACAGATTGTGCGCTGGCAAAGCTCGACACAGTGCCAGTTGGCATCAATACGTTCTCTGTCAGCACCAGACCATTCATTACCAGACCCGCGCCGCCAGGACTGAGGACGCCTGGAATTACATTTGCGATTTGTGAAGCCGGGATCGTCATAAATTCTCCTTAAACGTCTGCACCCTTAACGATGTTCATGCTCAGTATATCAGCACTCTGGAGCGGTACACAGATCACAGGGTTGTATTGAAGCATCATATTCAGTTCCCACCTGCGCTCATACTGCTCCTCGCCCGTGACCAGCGGAACTTCGCGTCCATCGTCACAGTAAAGCGGGGCAATACCTTCGGGAAATTGTGCTGTTGCGTAAGACGTGCGCCAAACCGTCTTGACCGCCGCGCACCAGTCGCCAGCCGATGCGCCGTAAAAGTCAGCTTGAATCATTATGCGCTTAGGCCCGATAATGTCACTTTGGAAGTTCACGCCGTCGTATGTGGAGCGAGGAACTTCAAGATCAACAGATGAAATCTCAGTCAACTCGACAAAGCTCCCAACCGGCATTGCAACCCGGTTCACCTGAGCGCGTACAACTTCCGCAGTCCCCACGAATGGCTGTATGAACGCACCGAGCGCATCAAACACAGAGTCCAACGCAATTGAGGACACGTATTGAATCGGGGCGGTCATGCGGTCACGTCCTGCAACTGCAAGGCCGCCCGTGTCCAGAGAGGCCATTGCTCCAAAACTGCGACTGTGAGCCATGTTTCTCCGTCGATTGTAACCAAGTCTCCGCCTTTAGAGTTGGTACGAACCACGGCGTTCAAGTTGCCACGAAGGATAATCGAGTGGGTTGCGCCCTGGATATTAAGGTCGTCGAGATGTTTCAGATCTGCTTGAATGAGTGCCTGGACCTGAGCAAATCCAGTAACGGGAGCGGCATAGCTCGGAACCTGCTTGAGGCCGGAGCCGATAGCATATCCGGTCGATGCCTTCACGGTGACAAGGATATTCGGGTTCACCGTATCAGTAACCGAGTTGGCAAGTGAGCGCAGATCCATCAGTCTCGCGCCTCATACTTTCCTGTTTCAGTATTCAGCACCATCACATCGCCTTGGCTGACACGGTATCCCGTGCTGTTGAGCATTTGCCCAGTATTGATAAGCGGCTTGCCCTGTGTTCCAGAGGCAACCGGCTCACCTGCTGCAACATCCCTTTGCGCCTGCACTACATCACGGGCGCGAATGTTCTGTGGATTGTTGCCAAACTTGAGGCGCAATCGGAGAGTCGTTTTAGAGAGGGGCGGGGCGACCAGATCAATGATGCTCTGCTTGAGCGCCCCATCAATTTCTTCGCCCATATACGCCAATGTGCGATGCCCGTCCATCTTGGAACGCTTCAACTCGCCAGCCATCATCTCAGGCCACTTGCCGGATTCATTCGCAACCATGGTGCGAAAGAAGGGACGCGGCGGAGAGGGGAACCTGCCCTTATGCCCAAACTCATTCCAGAAAGCAATCGGAGCCTGATCGCTGTCGATAAATCCCACCTGAACTGTTCCGTGCGCCCGCTTTGCCAAGTCGAGGAGCTTGGCTGTCACCGCGTCGGACATCTTTATTGCTCTGGTAGCCATATCGGCACCTGTTCCTCGAAAACCCCATCACACGAAACCTTGACTGCCGAAACCGTCGGTAACTCCAACTCTTCATTCTCGATTCGCTCCAGATCGCGCTCCAATTCGGAAGCGTCAATCGAGAGCGTAACCGTCATACCGGGCGTGGAAGCCAATTCGTTCCCATCGGCGT